GTTAGAGGGTGCGCCGATGCTGTACCAGATCATCCCGTCACTGCAAGAGTTCATCGGGGATATGCCGCTTCTCGGTCACAATCTGGAATTTGATTTAAAATTCCTGTGCCGTGCGGGTTTAAATGTTACAGAGCCAAAACGAAAGTTCTTTGATACTTATGTAATGGCTGGGCGCTCGCTCAAAAAGCCAAAGTGGGAGTATGACAAGGAAATTGGTTCATACGCTCCCAACTATGACAAAAACTACGATGTCGAGAATTACAAGTTGGAAACACTGTGTAATTATTTCGGCATTGACAGAATGGATGCTCACCGTGCGTTGGGGGACTGTGTAGACACTGCGCAGCTATTCCGCGCTTTTATCGAAGAAAAAGTTGAAATATACGGTGCGCATTTTTAACGCTTGAAGCGTTGCACGACCTCTTGCGTTATCATCCCTTCAAGTTTTCGTTCCTCTGGTTCAACATGCGGCAGGGCTTTGGTTCTGCCGCCATTTTTCTTTGCGTGCCCATGTTCCAGCAGATGCACAAGGCCGGGTTTCTTTTTGTTGTGAATCGCAACGCGGATTGTCGAATTGCTTTCATACAGCACAGAAACATCCCAGCCCGTGCGATAGTGACCGCCCTTCGTTCCTTTCTTGTGCCGTCTGTACGGACTTGTAACTTTTAAATCCGCCGCAGCCGTTTTTGCACATTCAAGGCAGGCAGCTTTCATATCATCTGCCACTTCCTGCTTGTAGGTTTGCAGTTCCTTGACAATGACATCTGCCAGTTCGTCCGGTTTGACCTTAATCGTGCCGCTCATGTGATGCCCCTTTTGGTTGCCGCGTACAGTTCCAGCGTGTCAGGGTCAGCCTGATAGGTGCGGTAAATCAGCTTCCTTTTGCCGTCCACCATGGCGTATTTCTCGCCGCTGTAATCCCACGGGTGCAGCACGAATTTCTGTACATTGCTGTACCCGTGGGAACCGGCGGTAAAAGATTCTTCCCGGCTCACGCTCTTAATGTCGCCGTACACCGTCACGCGGCCCGTCTCGGTTTCGGTCTGCCTGCCGATTTCATCGGTGCCGGAATCGTCCGTTGTAATCAGAATAATTTCATCACTGAAATACACGGGTCAATCCTCCAAATACTCCCCGGACAGGCTCAAACTGACCGCAAGGCTTTCATAGCTTTTCTGGAATTTGTCGGCATCGCTGCCGCCGTATCCGAAATTTGCCTTGCAGTACATTTTGACGGCCTGCTTGATAAGCGGGTCATTGTCTGCCGCCTTGATGCCGCGCCGCCGCAAGTCCTGCTTGGCCGCGTCAATCAACCCTTGCAGTTCCGCATCGAATGCGGTATTGTCGCTGCGGATGCGCAGCCATTGTTTCACAAGGTCAAGCACGATTTACACCTCGCAGGTTAAGAGCCGATGACCTTTGCGGTTTCGCCCTTCTTGATGATGATGACGCCGTTCGGGTCAAGCAGCTTGCCATCGCAGATGTGCAGCACCTTGGTCTTGACGGTGTTATCGTCGTGATCCATCCACTTGACGGCGGCAAACTGACCGTTGCTGTTCTCGGCGTAGTCGCTAGGGTTGAAGTACACGGCAATGACATCATCCTTGGCGGCGGCATCGAAGTTGGCGATGATGTCATCCTCGACAGTCTCCACAGGTTTGCCGCAGAAGCGGTACGTCTCTCCGCCGTCGATGCCGTAGTTCACACGCCCGATGGGCTGGCCGTTCTTATCGACCATGCCGTCAATGTAGCCGTCAAACGTGCCCTGCGCCATGACAAACTCACCCTTGCGGTACGCCTTGGGAATCTTGGCGATGACCTTCTTGTGCCATGCGGAATAGTCGCCGATCTCCTCAGGGGAAAGAACGACAACATTCTTGGTGGGCACGCGGCTGTCCTTGGTGATGCCACGGAACTGCCCGCTGCCGGTACCGGAAATGATGGCCTTTTCCTTCGCGGCAACGATAGCTTCCACAGCCAGCGGCACAAACATCTGCTGGAACTCATCGAAGGTGACGATGGACGCAAGCAGGGTCTGTGCGATTTTGCATTCCAGACCGTAGTAGCTGAAGGAAACCTTCGTGTTGGCGGTCAACTTCTGATCATCGCTGGACTTGCTCTCGCCAATCCAGTTGGCGGTAGGCTTCAAGGTCAGAATCGGGAACTCGACACCGCCCTGCACATTCAGCTTGCGGATTTTGGCGTACAGGTTGCCGTAAGACTTCATCTCGCGGATGATCTCGCGGGTGATCGTGGTGGGAATAACCGCGCTCGCGTCGGTGGTGGTCGTGGTAGCGGCCACATTCAGCATCGGGGCCACGCTGGCGCGCAGATCGGCGGGAATCTCGGTGCCGCGGCAGACGAAGTTCATAAACGCCGTGCGGTACTCGTTCGTCTCGCTGGGGTCGGTATGGGCGGTCTGGCCGCCGAAGTTGTTGATCGTGACCATCTGCGGGGCAGCGTTGGTCTGGGCAGGGGTCACATCGGGCATGTTGTAACTGCGGTTGCTGTTTTCCAGCGCGGCCAGATTCGCGCGGGCCTGCGCGGCAGCTTCATAATCCGCGTCAAGCTGGTTGATCTCATCGCGGCAGCGGTTGGAAGTCTCGATGTCGCCCGCGTCGATGGCGGCGCGCATATCGTTCAGCAGTTTGGTGCGCTGGGCATTGTACTGTTCTTTCGTCATCATGTTAGACAACTCCTTTTTTGATAAGATTTTCATAATCGGTTTTGGCCTGCGCCAAAGCAGCGGCGTTCTGATTGCGGAACATGGCAAGCGTCTTTTGCACGACGCTTTCGGGTAGCAGTCCGGGCACATCGGCGGCGACAAGGTCGCCGCCCATGACTTCATCCACAAGGCCAAGTTCCACGGCGCGGCGGGCATCAACCCATGTTTCCGCGTCCATCATGGCGCGGATTTCATCGCGGGTTTTCCCGGTCTTGCGCATATAGGCGTTGGCAAGGGCATCACAGGCAATGTCAAGCCGATCTCCTGCGCGGTGCAGTGCGCGGTAGTCGCCGTCGGCACTGCTGTACACATTATGAATCATCATCTGACCCACGGGGGAAATCATGCTGTGCCCAGCCATTGCAATGACGCTGGCGGCGCTGGCGGCGTAGATGATCTTGATATTGACCTCGCCGGGATACTCGCACAAGGCTGTGTAAATGTCCGTCCCGGCATGAACATAACCGCCGCCGGAATTGATGTACACTTCAATGGGCTGTCCGTTTGCGGCGGCAAGGGCATCCGCAACGTCTTTCGGCGTGGTGGATTCCATGTCAAACCAGTCGTAGACGCGCTTATAATCCTGCGGGATAATCACGCCTTTTACGTTTACTCTCATTCGGTTTCACCTCCCGACTTTGTTTGTTTTACGGGCGCGGTGTCAAGACGGCGGATGGGTTCGTCACCGCCTGCCACAGGGGCAAGGCCAAAGACAGCGCGCCACTCGTTGGGCAGCATAGCGCCACGGTCAACCATGGATTCAAGGGAAAGTTTCGTGCTCATGCTAGCGTATTGCAGATTTGAACTTTCCAGATACAGCTTGTTCCCGAATGCGCGCTGCCGTCGATTCCACAGTTTGCGTGTGTGCTCGGCGGCGATTTGCAGCAGATCGGGTTCAACCTGTGCTTCGTAGTAGCTTATCCACTCATTTTCCGAAAAAGAGGATTTCACGATTTTTTCGTTCGTGTTGAAGAAGCTGTACAGCCGCGTAATGTTGTTCTGACTTTGCAGGGCGTTTGGCACATAGTCGTGCGGTTCCAACTGCACGGCATCGGCCTTTACGTCCGTACCTGCAACGCCCGTGCTGTTGTTGTTATCAAGGAAAGCATCGGCAAAGTCCTTTGTCTGCTTCTTGATGTCCTCCGGGCGCATACCGCTGGATGTGAATTTCAGCAGCCATCGGATGACCGCACCGTTGCGAACAGCGTTGATGATGCTGCGGTCAGTCGTGCCGATGACTTCCATGACGCTTTGAAGCGCAGGGCCGGGCGGCGTGCCGAACACGTCATTTTCGTTGTAATCGTTGCGCAGATGGATAACGTCGGTATAGGCAAATGTCCATGTGCTGCCGTTCGGCAACCAGAATTGCAGCAGCAGTTCGCCCGCCTTGTTATAGAGGGCCTGCACACTGCTGGCGACGATGGGAAAAAGTGCAACGGGGAAACCGTTGTCATCGCGCTGGATAAGCGCAAACGCATTGTTGTTCAAGATCAACTGCGTTTCCATTTTCTCCGCGTACATCTGCCACGTCATGTACTGGTTCGGTTCTTCCAGCAACAGGCGAATGTAGGGGTCTGGGTTCGTCTGCGTGTTGGTTTTGCCGTCCGGGCCGATGGTCGTTCGGATGTGGCGCGGTGTGGCCTTGCCCACGGCCTTGATTTTCGGGCGGATGCAGGCGCGCACGATGTCGCTTTTGTACAGGTTCCCGTCGTAGACATACAGACCGTTGCCTGTCTCCGTTACCATCTTGACTTGTGCTGCGGTGGGACTGCGGGCGACAGCCGCGCGCAACCGTTGAAAAATTCCCATGTGGGCATCCTCCGATCAAATCATAGTTTTGTAATCATCCTGTCTGTCTTGGAATACTACGAAAGCATCCAGCAGAGCAGCCAGACCGTCAATGCGCTTGCGCGCCTTGCTGGTTTTGTTCGGCTTGATGTTGCCGTTTTTATCTTCCACAATGCCCGTGTTGGCAAGGCACCATTTCAAGACAGGGTTATTGTTGTAAATGATAAGTTTGCTATCAAAATCAGCACCTAACTGCTTCATGGGTAGCGACAGCGTTTTCATGGTCTGCTGCACGGGTACGAACACGCCCTTGCCGAAGGTGTCCTGCATTTCGTCTACCCAGTAGCTTGCAGACCATGCGTCATAGCCGCCACAATAGATATAGCAGTCAAGTTCGTTCTGTACTTCAAGGAACCATTCCGTGACATCTTTCTGCCGGACTTTGTTGCCCTCACAGGTACGCAGATAGCCTTGTTCTTTCCACAGGTCGTAAGGAATACGATCTTCCCGCACGCGGCGTTCAAGCAGTTCTTCGGGCAACCAGAACATACACAGGACATAGATGTGCGGGTCGCCCGGAACCATGAATATGACGACGGCAGCGGTAAGGTCGGTAGTGCTGGAAAAGTCCGCGCCGCCGATGCCATACCGTGGCCGAAGCTGGCGCACGTCGAATGTGGCGGTGTTGTTCAACTGCTCAAAAGTCAGCCATGCTTCGCCGATGGTTTCGGGAATGTTGAAATCCTTGCAAAGCAGGTTCTTCACAAGTTTCGGGTTTGCAATGGCTTTCTGCACCTTGGCCCGCAACTGCTCCACAGACTTGATCGTACCTAAGCCGGGGTTTGCCTTGGCCCAGCAGCTTTCGTCTGTCCATTCCTTGCGGCTGTCCAGTTCGTAGATGATGGGCAGGAAGTGTTCGTTTTTATAGCCGTTGTCATCATAGAAACCGTTTATGACATTTTCTGCTTCTTGATACAGATCATCGTACAGACCTTCGCGCACCGTGCCTGCCGTCGTGGTTTCAAAGATCATCGGCTGTTCACGGGCGGTCACGCCGTCAACAATAACGTCATACAGGGCGCGCATAGGCGGTGCCCATGCGTGAATTTCGTCCAGCAGACCGCCGTGAACATTCAAACCATCCTGTGTGTCGCTGTCGTGGCCTAGGGGCTTGTACACGCTGTCGTTGAAGTCGGAAACCATTTCAGCGACAAGCGGCTTGATTTTGCCGTTCGGTGTTTTGCGTGTCCAGTGCAGCACAGGCGACTTGCAGACCATGCGGCGGGCTTCCTGCCAGATGATCTTTGCCTGATCTTTTTTGGTGGCGACGGCGTAGATTTCCGCGCCGGGTTCACCGTCTGCAACCATCAAATACAGGCCGATGGCCGCAGACAATGTTGACTTGCCGTTTTTTCGGGCGACGACAAGCAGGACTTCCCGATACTTTCGCGTTCCGTCAATAACATGGACGAAGCCGAACATGGCAGCGACAAGCGCTTTTTGCCACAGTTCAAGGATGAACGGCTTGCTGCCCGCTTTGCCTTTGCTATGGCGGCAGTAGTTTTCGATGAACTCTATTGCATGGTTGGCGCGCTTGGCTTTGTAGGCATAATCGCCGCAACCGTTGACGACATCCTGCGCAAGTTTGCGGTATACCGTGGCAACCTTTTTACTGACAACAACCTGTCCGTTTTCAATGGCAGCATTGTATTCAAGTATCGGGTTGTAGGTCAGTGGATAGCGAATCAATCCGCATCACGTCCCGCAACGAAACTGTCAAACTGATCGCCCGCGTCAGTGGTGGGCGGCGGTGCGGTAGCCTTGGGCAGCAAGTCGGTCAGCTTGGAAAGCAGTGTCGCATAATTCTTGATGGTGGTATTGTAGCTTTTCAGTGCAGGATTTTCGCGCAGCATGGATTGTTCACCCTGCACGAAGAAATCCAGTGGGCCGATTTCGTCGGCCTTATTCTTCAAGGTGTCCAGCATCCCGGACATCCAGATCAGTTCCGACACGACGTTGCTTGCAAGCGCGCGGCGTTCTTCCGGCACAGATTCAATCGTAGATTTCAATTCCTTTTCGGTCAGAATCCGAATCGGCTGGTTCTTCTTCCGTGCCATTGCACGCCCTCCCTTGCAAAAAAATATAGGGCCGCAAACCGCCGACATCCATCGACAGTTTACGGCCCCACTCGGCCCTTAGTGCAGACCATTTACTGCACCGCGCTTTTTTTCACTTTTCGCCGCACTTCCAAAACGATGATTTCACCGTTCTTTCGGCGCTTGATCTCGGCTGTGTTGCCATGTTCCAGTATGGCGCGCACAGCTTCAATTACATCGTCCGGCAACGTCCGTTCACCTCCGCCCGGATTCCTGCAAAACAGGAACAAATCTGTTTCATCTGTCAAGACCCCCCGGTCATGTGAAAATAACCTGTGTGTTCTTTGTGGCTCACTCCCTCGGTTCTATGGCAAACCGGGCTAGGGCCTGCCTAGGGGGGGAGTAGCGCCGCTGGCGTTGGCCTTGTCCGCTGGCTGCGGTTGGCCGTTTTCGTCAAAGTAGTAAAGATTTCCACCGTCATTTTCAATTTTGTTGTGGCAATCGTGGCAGACATACAGGAAGTTCGCCGGATTCAAAGCAATGTCCGGGTCTGTGATGTTCTCCGGCGTCAGCCATACTTTGTGATGGACGATGTAGCCGGGCGCATCTCTGCATATCTGACACAAGCCGCCGTCAATGTTGACGCGGGAAGCGACGAACGCCGCGCGGCACTTGCGCCACTTTGTTGATTTGTAAAACGCTTTCGCAAATGCCTGTGCCATAGTTCACCGTTGGTGTTCCAGTAGAACACGAAGCAATCCGCCGGGGATTGTGTAGCATAGAATAGTTACTGCTGTGTGATGTGTAGCGGAATCGAACCGCCGCGCTGTGCGCCATACCTTGCACACCATATAATCCCGGATTGCCCGCCGGGCCGGGTGTCGCCATAGAATAGGAGGAAGAAAGGCCGTCAGTGTTCCCAACTGACAATTCCACTATAGCACACTTGAAATTGCTTATCTGGCCAACATTATGAACAAACTGTAAACTTTAGCGTTTAGGGCTTGCATCCGGAATAAGGCCAGCTTCAAGGGCTAGTGTGTAGCAGTATTCGCGCTTGTAGCGGCGGAAAGTCTTTTCGCTGATATTCAAGTCGAACTGCCGCAGCAGAGTTGTGACGCTGGGCCTGCGCGGGTGCTTGACGTTCACCTTGATGGCAGCGGCCAGACGGTGCGCTTCGTCCTGCTGACCCGCCGGGTATTTGTCGAAGATCATCTGTTCCGCAGTGCACAGGGCTGAAAGATACGGTTCCGTTTTGGCCCCCTGTACCAGCCCTGCGCAGACCTTGACGATACCGGACGGCAGGGTGTAGCGGTTCATGGCTCATGCTCCTTGCGCTCGTCATAATCTTCATCATCTGGAATTTCGTCGGGCAATTCCCAGAGTTCACATATTCCGTCCCCACGCTGGAACATCGGGAAATTATACATCCGGCTTTCCTGATTGGTGCATCGTGCTTTCCAGTATTTGCATCTTCCACAGCGCGGATAGTCGTTTATCAGCATGGTTCATCCCTCCGTTCCGTTTCACTTTCAAGAAATTTTCTGAATCTGTACCAGTCAGGGCGGTCAATTTCATCGTCGCCCATGCTTTGGCCCGTCCGCTCTGCAAAATCTATGTCGTCAATCATGGTGCGAATGGTGTTATCGTCGAACTGTGCAATATGTCGGCGGCAGAAATCTTGTACCAGTGTCGGCATATAGGTCTGATGACCCATGCAGTAGCGCAGGGCGCAAACGCAGATCGTGCCAAAGTATTTGTCAGTTTCGGGGGCTTTCCGTTTGGAATCTTTGGATTCGCGGATGGAATCGCCCCATTTCGGTGCTTTGCTCATTCTGTGCCCTCCGTATCCGCCGGGGATTGTGTAGCAGGCTCTTTCTGCTGCCAGTAACAGCAGCTGTCATCGCCGTCCGTGAAGTCGGCACAATAGGGGCTTGCGCCGCAAAAGCATACGCCGTTGAAATCTTCCCAATACAGGCAGGTTTCACAGCGCAGGGGTTCGGCAGGGGGCTTGTTCTTTACGCTTTCCATCTTTACATGTTTCCACCTTTCCAGTTTTCAATGCTTTCAATGTGCAGAATTTGCAGGATATAGTAGTATTTGTCCGGGTCTGCGCCCCATTCGCGCACACCGCCTTTGCCGAAGATGCAATGCACCCGCAATATGGCTGCTGGGGCTTTTGAATTGTATCCGGCACGAATTTTCACAGGGAAAATTTTGTATGCTTGACCTTTGCAATTTGGGTCGGCAACTATGGCAGAATTTATACGAGTTCGGTAATACTCTGTCGCTTCACGGTATTCTTCGCGCTTTTCACCGCGGCAGATCATGTCAAACCATTCCTGCTTTATGGGAAGTGTCAGCATTTTTCATTACTCCTTTGTGACCGGGGCAAGGCGGCATCATTTGCCCTCGCGCTGTGCAATGGCGCGTTTCAGCTTGTTCAGATTAAAGTCCATTTCACCGACAAAGCGCAGGCACAGATCATGCTTGATACCGTTGCCCAGATAAGTATAGATATAATCCATGCCGTCACGGGTAAAGTCCGTGTGGCAGAACTGGTTGATGCCGTTCAGATGGTATTTCTGACTTGCCGAACTGTAGGACTTACAGGCTTCGCGGCTGCACCATTCAATAATTCTTGCGTTAAGTTCTTCTATCGTGTCCGCACCGTACAGCGGCACGGTGGTGTTGCGGGCCGGGTAGGCGATCAGCTCCAGACGCAAATTTAAAAACGCTTTCGGGAACGCATTTTGCAGGTCGTATCGAACGGCCCGATCTAATAAGATACTCTTTGCGTAGACAGGCGGCGGGGTCACGGTGGGTTCTGCTTTGATAAGCGCCCGGAAACTTTCAACAGCAAAATGGCGTGTCATAACATGGTTGTTATCCGCCGGGGATGAAGTGGGCAGGGATTGTTCAAGGTGGATTGCATCAATCAGTCGTTGCATGGTCGTTTCCCTCCGAATCTTTAAGCAGCACACCACCCACATCGTCACCGTAGCGCGCCCGCATTTGTAGGCACTTGCTTAGCGCGTATGTGGCCGTGGTTCCGTCTCCTACTTCCGCAGCAAGGTTGTACGAAATCGCATGAAACCGCAGCAGAATGTCCACATTCCGCACGGGTGGTTTCAGCATACCGCTGATAACCCTGTGCCACCTTTCCGCTTTGCGTGGTTGGCCGCACAGATGTGCCATCATCAATTTCAAGCATCTTTTTCTTGTCATGGGCTTATCTCTCCAATCTTCCGCTAATTTCAAGCGTGATATTTTTCTACATCGTCAACCAGCGTGCCGCCGATGTTTGGGCCGTAAAGACGGAACAGAACGCATGACCACCGATAAGCCATGATTGATGTCATATCAAAACCAACTCGCGGGCCACTGTTGCAGATGTAGCAGAGTACGCGAAAACAAACGTCAACGTTGTTGGGGTTTCCTGCAATATGTTTTTTCACGGTGTTAAATGCGTCGTTTACCCAGCGTCTATTTCCGCAATGGGTGACGGCCATAATGATTTTGATTGCCCTTTTTCGGGTCATGGTTTCATACCTCCAACAATTCAGCCGCGTACAATGCGGCGCAGTTCTGTTTCTATCAAGAGGTTTTCACACTGCTTTTTGCGAAAAAATGCGCAAGTAGCAGTATGGCATTAAAGCATCGTGGTGCTCTCACCTCTGTGTCCGTTCACGGTTCCTGTGCAGTTGCTTTCTTTCGCGGATTCTCGTATACCGGCAAACGCGGATGCACCACGATCTGACATCCGCACATAGGGCAATCGAAGGCATCATGCAGGCCGTCAACAATGGCCGTGTCGCTGATTATGGCTCCTCCATTGTAGTAATGAAATTTGCCGTAGTTGTGCTTTCCGACTGCAATGTAGCGGCTGCTGTTATACGGGATGAATTTAAAGCCGCATACCTCGCACTGTATATCATGCGGCAGATTGTCATCCTTCGGTTTCTCTGGCGGCAGGGGTGCGCAGTATGGTTTTGCATTGAGAGGTTTTTTCAGCTTTTTGCGCGAAAAAAGCTTCTTGCAAATGAAATCTCTGTTACCTTCAAGGCCAAGAAAGACTCCAACGACGATCAGAGCGAAAACGAGAATTGCTAAAAGCGCAAAAATATAATCCTTCATCGTCACACCTCCCATGTGAACGGCAGACCAATCCTGCACCCCTCGCGTTGTTCATTGTAGAAATAGAAGTCGCACCCTTCGCAGCGCTCGCCGCTGCCGTGGGCTTCACAGTAGTTACTAAGATCACGGGCCGCGTCAATCATGTTGTCACTGACGGTAGGTTCCGCGCAGTCTGCGGCTGGCGATTCTTCCTGCACGATGGGCGCGGGGGTGATCTCCGAAGATTCGGGCGCGGTATCCGCCGGGGGCGCAGGGGTTTGGGTTTCGGCGTCGGGGGTCTGCTTGGGGGCGCAGTGCGTGCAGGCCGTGGGGCAAGTGGCTTTTTCAAGGCACAGCTGACAGCATCCAGCGCATCCGATCATTACACCGTTTTTGACGTGGGATAAAATGCCGTCGGCATTGTCGCACATACCGTCTACGGTATCTGTGCAGTTATTGTGAATGAATGTCGCATATCTTTCTGCACGGGTCACAGGTGCTTTTTTCGGCTCTGCGGTTGCTTTCTTCGGCATCGGTTCGGGGGTGATGCCTGCACCTGCACAAGCTTTTACGAACTGCGCCCATGTATACTGTACACGCTGACCGTCCAAGTAGAAGCGGATGCCCTTTGCACTGGTATCCGTGATACCGCCGCAGCGGTTTGTGCCGCCCGTGGTGGTGGCAAGTGCTTGCAAGGCAGCGGCACTGAAATGTTCCAGGTCGCGTACCCATTTTTTATTGACAAATTCTTTTGCCATAGGCAGCGCCCAGTCAGGAAATGTTTCGGGAACAGATTCTTTCTTCTTGCGCACCGCTTCCATTGTAGGCACAGGATAGGTTGCGGCGATTTCTTCCTGCTGACGGTTTGGCAGACTGCTAAGTTCATAGGCAACCTGCGTGCCGATGGTGCCAGCCTTGTAGCGCTGCATCAATGTGGGGCACAGGTGCTTGTAGATGGCTTGGTATTTGCCCGCTTGCGCCGAAGAAATGCCAAGTGCCGCCGCAACGGCAGTGCGGGTCTTGCCCTCTACCTTTCCGCCGTTGGCCTTGAACTCTTTTGCGATTTCGGCGGTCTTGACGGTTTCCATCATGTTTTCATATTCGGTTTCTTTGCGGGTGGTGCGGTTCATAAGGATAAGCCGCGCTTGGTCGGCCAACGCTCCTAAACTGGATGTGATCTTCACGTCAACTTCGGCCCAGCGTTCCGGGTCTTTGGCGTAGAGGGTCAGCAGGGCCAGACGGCGGCGGTGTCCGCCGGTCAGACGGTATTTGCCAGATTCATCCGCCGGGCGGACAACTAATGGCTGTTCCAGCCCGAAAGCATCAATGGCAGCGGTCAGTTCTTCAATGCCGTCTGTTTCGTAGAAATTTTCGGGGTCTGGCAGGATGTCAGGCAGTTTGATGCGCGCAAAGTGATCTTGTTCCGGCTGGGTACTGGCGGCGCTCAAAACATCTTGAATCAGATTCATGTTGGTTCCCTCCGGGTGTTCCAATGGAACACCAAAACAGCGATTTATTTCTTCTTTTCGGCAGTTTTGCGGGCTTTATTACCTGTTTTCTGCCATTTCGGCAACATTTCGGATAAGGCCATAATGTAGAACTGTGCGATAATATCCCGTGTATCATCGGGCAGGGTTTCAAACTGTCGGATGATGTCCTGCCGCATCTTGGCGGGGTCGGATGTCTGGGTGCGCCGGATGGGCGCTTGCTTGCTTTTCACAAAATTACTTCCTTTCCGGTTCTGGTATCAACTTGCACGGGGCGGGTTCCTTTCAGTGCAAAATCGGGGTTCGTGGTGCGGTGGCATTGCAGATTCGGTTCATTCGGGTGGTTGGCGGCGCACCATTCATGTTTACAGGCCGTGTTCTTGGCGGGGTCGCATTCGTACAGCGTAATTGTGCCATCGGCGGCAATGTTAATATCAATCATCGTTTCCGTCCTTTCCTCTGGTTGTACAGGCCGTTTTTGCGAACATCCTTGCGGATTTTGTCGCCGCGTTCGGAATCAGCGGCATCAATGCGCCGTTCAGCTTCGCGGGCTGTCTGTATCTGGTTGCATACTTTGCGGTATTCGGCATAGTCCGTGCAGGCGGTGTGGCAGTTGATGGCCCGCCGGGCGCATCGGTAACAGGGTGCATTCATGTCCGTTTATCCTTGATTTTGTAGCCTGCGGCTTTCATGGCTTTCTGATCTTCGGGGGATGGGATGCAGGCGGGATCATTGGTTTGCATCATAACGCGGCCATCCTTGGCAAGCACCGTAAAGAGGGCGGCGGGCAGATCAGAGCGGCAACAACTGTTCACAGCCCAGCACCTCCAACACTTCATCCGCCAGCACGCGGAAATCGCGGGCGGCATTGCTCCAACGACTGTACAGCGACAGCGGCTTGCCCGCGTCGTTTCCGTTTTCGACTTTCTGTGTGCTTTCGCGGACAACCGTGCCCAGTAAGTTAAGGTCGGTCACATCGGCGATTTTCTCTTTTTGATCGGGGCGAAAGCGAGTAATAAGGGCGTAGGCTTTCAGCTTTGGATTTTCCTGCTGGGCCGCTTCGATTTGCTCCCATACCTCGGCAAGACCCTTGCGGGCGTTCTTGTCCAGCGTGATCGGCACGATGGCAAGGTCTGCTGCCATAAGGGCGTTGATGCTTGCCATGTCGATGTCCGGGGCGCAGTCCACAACAACGAATTCAAGCACACCTTCATTTTCCGCAAGGTAGCGGCGCAGACGCTTATCGCGCCCGCTGGACGTGTCCAGCAGCAGGGAAATGTTCGACTTCATAAGGCGGTAGTCGCTGGGCAGAATACGAAGATGTGAGTACGGCTTTCCGTTGGCGTTCAGGGCCGGAAGTGCAGCATGAAGGGCGCAGGCATCAGTGGCAGTCTTGGCCGTCAGCACATCGCCCAGACCGTGGGTAAAATCGTGGATGTTGTAGAACTCGGTGCTGTTGCCCTGTTTATCGGCATCAATCAACAGTGTCTCGCCGATGTTGGAAAGTTCGTATGCAAGGTTTGTTGCGGTGGTGGTCTTGCCGACACCGCCCTTTAAATTCAAAATGACGATGGTTTTCACTTTTTCTTACTCCTTTTCTTCTTTGGGTGCTGTTTAGCTTTGGTACGGTCTTTTCCGGGTTTGGCGTAATAGTTCATCATAGTTTCAAAGCGGCGGTACGAACTGCCGCAGTGGCGTTTCTTGCTGTTGTTCACGTTTGGTAATCCTCAATAGACATTTGACCGGGTAGCTGGCCGGGTTCGTTTTCCCATTCCACGCCGATGTAGTCGAGTACGCGGCCCCATCCATACCAGTCACCATTTTCGTCACGACAAACATGGCGCATCCAGAATTCCCATTCTTTGGGGTTTGCGCTGCGCAGGCGATCAAACCGGTTTGGGCGCTGTTCCAGCTGGATGCCGAAACCGCACATCGTACAGCCTGTGCGCTGCGCAAGGGTGGTGCGCAGCGTTCCGTCCTTGTCTCGGACAATCTCGCCATATTCCGCCGGGATGGGAACATTCAAATCAAGGGCCAGTTGCAAAATGTCTTGCCTGCTGAATATGGCGAACGGCGCACTTCGGATGGTGCTTTTACCGTAGTAATTGCACCCGTGCATCATAAGGCTTTTTTCTCTGCGTCCGCCCTCGGATGCCATCAAGCCAAGATACGGAACGCTGTTGTGTTCTTTGGCCCAATCGTCACACGGTTTTTCTTTGAGATAATAGCAGCAGCGTTCAGACACCTTGAACGGTGCCGCAGCATACCCAAGCGACGCGCCTTCTTCATCTGCGCCGCCGAACTTTTCAAGCCATCTTTGGCTTAGTTTCATTCGGCTGTTTTTCTGGAATCCACCATATTCGCCTGTTTCTCCCGTAATGATCGCATGGCGAACAGTGGCGTTTTTTGGTGTCGGGTTTTGTAACAGACTGATCTTGCCTGCAATCTCTTTGCTAAGCACGGGCCAGCCCAATTCTTCAATGACTTTGGTTTTCGGTTTCAGAGGTTTCAAGAAATACATGCGGGGTACGGGCGGGCAGGCATCGTGCAGGGCCTGTTCCTGCGCTCTGGTATCCGGGCCTGTGATTGTGTCGATCTCATCCTGCGGCAGGGCCATGTGCGCGCCCAGCCATTCCCGCGCCGAGTAGGTGTTTTCCATTTCGGCGGCAATCTGCTTGTGTACAGCCTGCACGCCTTTCTGTTCTAGGGAAGAACAACTGACACAGGGAACATGTACGCCGCACGTTTCAAGGAAGTAATGCAGGGTGATGGAATCCAAACCACCAACTGATACGTGACAGTTCAGGCCCATTTCGCTGCATTTGTCCTGATAACTGCGGGCGACATTTTCCGCATGGCGAATTTTCTGTTTGTAGGTGTAGTTTTCCTGCATGTAGCGGAAATTGCGAATGTTGGCTTCTGCGCCGGTTTCCTGCATGATCTGCTGTACTGTTTTCATGGCTGGTATTGCGGTTTATACCGCCCCTCCAAGTAATCCGTGATGACTGCGGCGGCAGCTTCCCAGCCCTTGCAGACTTCCACGGCATAACCGGCATTGCGCAAGGCGGAAATCCACTGTTTCTGTGTGGCCGATACCGTACCACCGCGCAGGCGCTTCAATTCGATGTACAAGCCGTGGTACTTGATTCTGATAACGTCAAACTTCCCAGAGCCGACGAAGTTGAACGTTTGAACGGCGAACGGCAGGAAGATGTCCGGCACACCGGATTTCACACCCATTGCGCGGAAACGGCCCGCTTCGGCTTTCCCACGCTTGCCGCCGTTGGGGATATGGTACATAAGTGAAAGTTCGGGATATTTGCCGCTTTGGGCATCGGCCCAGCGGAACAGACACATTTGCTCTACATCTTCGGTAGGCTGCGGCATGGTGTATTTAATATCCGCCATTGAATACACGTCCTTATCTTCGGTAGGCTGCGGCATGGTATATTTAATATCCGCCATTGAACGCACGTCCTTTCTTGCTGGCAGGCGGCAACGCGGCGTAGTGATCGCGCGGTGCGCTGCCTGCGGGTGTTGTAATCAGTTGGTCGAACATAGGCCCGAAAAGCTGTGCAGGCGGCGGGAACGGTGCATCATTGTCTGCGGCCATACCGATGACGGCTTTCACGTCCTTTTCTGTGTAGCCACGGTCAAACAAGCTGTATACCTGTTTCCTTGTCTGCTTATCGCCCTGCATATTGATACCAGTAAATGCTTGCAGCAAGGCCATAATGCGGGTGCAGCTTTCCCGCCTGTTTTCAACAGACTTTTCAACAGCCGATTTCTGGGGAAGATTATGTTGGGGGTTTATTTCATTTTGTCTAATATAATCTTCTGTGCAGAAACTCGGTTTCTGTTGTTCGTTATCTGGGTTTTTGTATGCGGTTTCTCCGTTTTTGTGTACGAAAACTAAACCGGCGCGGGGTGTAACCTCTAAAAGCCAGTATTCAACAATAATCGGTATTTCGCCTGTACGCCGTGCGATGCCGTCCAGATAGCGGCTTTGTATCGCCCGAGAAGTTAATATTCCGTCCGTTGTAAATAAGGCTTTGTCGAAAAGTCCTAAAGACACGCACAGATCAACGATTGCCCGAACTTGGGTTGACTTCAACCCGCCGCCCAGCTTGCGCGCTGTCGATGCGGCGTTGTCATATCCCCAGCGGTAGAAATAACCATCGGTGGCGTAGGCTTTTTGGCACAGGGCAAAGTAGACATAAAAGCCAGCCGGGCCTTGTGCATCAATCAAGTTGTCAATAGAGGTGTCGTTTTCGAGAACGTCCACATCCCACGTCGAATAGTTCAGATTCCGCTTCGGCGGTCTGCCCATTCGTAATACCTCCGTGGGTGGATGTTACCCGCAAAACGCGCCGTCAGCGTCATACAGCGCAGGATTCGCGCGGCGGTCACTCCATCCGTACTTGATGCCAGCTTCAACAGCAGCGGCCTGCGCGGGCGTGGCCGTGCCGTAACACTGATTCATGGTGCGGCATACCGTGCGACGAATTGCCAGTAGTGCGGCATCCTCTGCATCCACTGCGCAGAGCGGCGCACCTTTCACGCAATAGTAGGTATTGTCACCGGGGTAGACCTTGGCGGGCCGTCCGCAGTCGTATGGGTTGGGAACATAGGCGAACATCGGCATTCCGGGAAACACACTGGGGAACATATCGCCGATGCAGGCTTTCGGGGTTTTGGTGATGGTGTCCATCTTTCAATCCTCCTGTTTGGTTTTTCTTCCTGCCTTTGCTTCATGCGGCGTTTGGCAGTTCATATAATGCCGGTCTTTCCCGGCTGTCAGCTAAGGAAAAGTATGGAGAGAAAAGGGGCAGCGGGCTGTCAGAATCGAACTGACCGATGCTGTGAAATCTGCGCCAGCACCCGCACATGTACCCGGCAGGCGCGAACAGGTTTGCCCGCCGGGGGATGTGGGAAAATCCCACTTAGGTGTCCGGCACCTCTGCGCGGCAGATCAGCGGCCCGCGCAGTGCCCGTTCAGTCGTTCGTACCCCTTTCTGCAAGATGCGTCCGACTGCTGGTAGCGGTCAGTTCTGCGCCGATACCGCCAAACGCGCATAGAGTTGTTATTGATGACACATTTCTTCACACCGCTTATAGCCTATGTCGTTCCGCAGCATGTCCGCATTTGTGACGGCCTGCGAAAGAATGCAGATTCGTGTGCAACCAGAAATCTGAATTTTATGGGACGAAAAGCCGTTCTTATAGTGCAGCACCATCCAACTGCCGCCGCCAGCCGTGCAGTTATAACCTTCCGAAACAGAATATTCCAACTTCTCAAATTCCGGCATACTGATGCGCAGCATTTCCGAAATACTGCGCATGAAGTTTTTAGTCGGCGGGCATCCGTGGCGGATGGCGGTGACAGCTTCAATGGCTGACGGCGGCATAATCTTTGCGGCGCGGTCTGCCTGTTCGGCTATGCTGGTGAACAAATCGGCAAGGCCCTGCGCCTTGGCGGTAAGCTGTTCTAATTTTTCGTTGGCTTCGTCAGTGTTCAACGTGACGGCAATTTCGAAGTCGTTATTCATTCTGTCCCTTTCTTTGTATCCGCCGGGGAACGGCCACGGCGCTTGATGTTCTGATCGACAGTCTGCTGTGCCTTGGCGGCGCTGTAGACTTTACGCCCGCCGGGGAACCGTTCGTCGGTATATCCGCGCGGCAGTTCTCGGTAGATGGTCGCCAGCGAAACGCCGACGACGGATGCAATGTCAGACGGCGCAATGCCGTGCGCATATAGCTTTTCAATAAGTAGGCGGTCATCGTGGGTGAGATACCTATATTCGCGCACTACTGCACCTCGCTTTCGGTAAAAAAATAATGCGAAAAAGGTTTAAAACCTCTTTCGCATTTAATACTAATATTTTCA